ATAATCGGTGAGGATTCCAAGGTTCGACTTGGAATCATTGAGTGGTCGATCTTAGAAGATCTGATCGCATTCTGGGAGGAAAATAAAAATGGCTAATCCAACAATTACAATCGTTGGTCGTGTAGGACAGGATCCAGTTAAGCTAAACGGTGGCGGAGTAAGACTACGCATTGTTTCAAATGATCGTGTTAAGAATGATGCAACAAACCAGTGGGATGACAAAGATACCTCATGGTGGACAGTTAAAGCGTGGAAGAGTTTAGCAGAGCAAAGCATTGCTACACTTAAAAAGGGTCAAGAAGTAGTTATTGTAGGAAAGATTTATGAAGAGACATGGAAAGATAAAGAAGGCAATAGTAGAACATCTTATGATGTAAATGCAGACACAATTGCAGTAACAACCTGGTCCCTATCAAAAAATGAATCAACTTCATTTAAGCAGTCACTTAAATCAGATTCATGGTCAGCACCATCTAAGTGGGACATTACAGAAGCAGAGGTCCCATTCTAATGGTAACCTTCCTATTTGGATTGTTGCTAGGATTTGCAATCGGATACCCATTCGGATTGTTTATAGACAAGGTAGATAAATGGCAGAAGAAAAGAACACCCTAGAACTAATTAGTAATATTACTGAGTTTAATGACTTGCATGAGTTTATGAAAGATGAACACTTAGACAAGGCATTGGCGATTGTAGTAAAGCTATTAATGAATCCAGATGTTCCATCTGCTAAAGCGCCTATGTTGATTATGGAGCTTCAGGCTATGTCTACCAAGTTTGCAGTCATGTCCTCAGTTTATTCAACTATTGCTAAGGACAAGGCTGGAACTGTAAACAACAATAAGAAAAATGTATATTATTCAGTAAAGGAGTCCATAGACAAACTTGTAGATGCACTTAAGTATGTCGTTAGGTACAACTCATAAATGGCTAGAGATATAGTAAAGAACCTCAAGTTTAAGAAACATACTGGAAAATTTTTTGATCCAGAGTTGTTTGCTCAACTTCTTGATGAATCATATAGAAACACAAAACGTGCAGACGGAGAGATGACCAAGAAGTCTTTTAGTCCAAGCTCACTTGGCTATGGTCACGGAAACTGCCCTAGATACTGGTATATGGCCTTTAGCGGGGCAATGTTTATTGATGATAATGATGCTGTTGCTGTTGCAAACATGGCTCAGGGTACACAAGCTCATGAAAGACTTCAAAAGCTTATTTCTACAATGCCTCAGTTTAAAGCTGAAGAAGAAGAAATTATTAACGAGTATCCTCCAATTAGAGGCTTCATAGATTTAATTATGGAGTACGATGGTGAAACCGTAATTGGTGAAATCAAGACGGCTAAACAAGAGGTTTGGGATACCAGACAGTCTGAGATGAAGCCTACTGCAAACCATATGCTACAACTTCTTACATATATGAAGCTAAAGAATGCTAAAGAAGGTTTTTTCTTGTATGAAAACAAGAATACGCAAGAGGTATTAGTAATACCTATTAGCATGAATGAACGCAATAAGGAAATTATTGAAAGCACATTTAGGTGGCTAGAATCTGTTTGGGATAATTTTCAAAATGGAGACCTTCCTAGAAGACCAGAAGGCTCAACTAAATCAAAGATGCCTTGTACATATTGCCCAATTAAAAAAGAGTGTTATGCAAAAGGTGGTCCAGAGGGAACGGTAGATATAGATCTATTTGTGGTGCCTAAAGTATGATTTGTGCTAACAAGGAATGCGCTAAAGATTTTGAACCAAAGACTCACAATCAAAAGTATTGCACAGATGAATGTTGCAGAGTTGCAACAAATCGTAGGATCATGGAAAAGTATTATGAAAAGAAAGCCATTAGAAATGGCGCTATTCGTCCATGCAAGAGATGTAAGATACAATTAAGTAGATACAATAAAACAGAATACTGTGCCACATGTGAAAAAAATATTGATTTAACCACAAGGGGCAAAGTAAAAAGGATGTTAGATGACATTAGCTAGTCTTGCAAAGACAAAAGCAAATAGAGTTTTGGGCATAGATGCCTCAACAAACTCTATTGCTTTCTGCTTAATGGAGGACGACAAGCCATTAAAGTGGGGCAAGATTGATCTTAATGGGCTAGACATATATGAAAAGATCCATGATGCAAAAAATAAAATGCATTCAATGCTGGAAGAATTAAAGTCAGACTACATTGTTGTTGAAGGTGCAGTATTTGTTAAATCAGCAGATGCTGTAATTAAGCTATCATATGTATATGGCGTAGTAATTGCAGAGCTTATGTCAACAGGGGCTAAGGTTATAACTATATCTCCTTCATCTTGGCAGGCCTACATAGGAAATAAAAATCCTACTAAAGAAGAAAAGCAAGCAATTAGAGTACAGAATCCAGGTTACGCAGATTCATGGTATCAAAATAAATTACGAAATATGAGAAAGCAGAGAACTGCTGACTACTTTAACAGAAAGTATAATTTGAATGTGGTGGATTTTGACGTTGCAGATAGCTTTGGTATTGCACATTATGCTAACAAGGTACTGACAGAGCGATGAAGCTATATCAAAATAAAGACTGGCTATTTAGAAGATACTCAGTTCAAAAGAAAAATATTGTAGAGATTGCTGAAGAATGTAAAGTTTCTGCTATGACTATACAGAGATACCTAGAAAAGTTTGGATTAATTAAAAAAAGATGAGCAAAGATGTATGGCTAAACGCCAATCAAGAAACAGCAGGAGACCTCATACTCACTGGTTATCATGGTCACTTAAGAGATATGCCCGTATACGATGAGGTAAGATCCTTGTTTGGAAGTGGGGCAACAGCCCTAGATTTTGGGTGCGGAGTAGGAAGAAACTCTGTAGCATTATCAGATACATACGATAAGGTTATCTCTTTTGATTTGCCAAGCATGATAGGCTTAGTGCCAGAAGACAATAAGTTAAGCAATATAACATACACAACCGACTGGGAGTATGTAAAAGGTTTTAAGTTTGATACGGTATTGGCAAGCCTTGTATTTCAGCATATAGAAGATTTAGAATTAAATTCATATTTAAATGATTTATCTCAAATAGCGGACAGACTAGTGCTTCACAGCAGGACTTGGATTGATCATTCAGCCTCACAGGTCTTGCCAATTGTTGAGAAATATTTTATAATTGATACCATACAGTATTCGAGAGATCCCAATAACCCAATTGATGATCATTTTATTGCAACATTAAATAAAAAGGCGGAGTAATGTTAAACCCAGTATTCTCAGATGTATCAAATTTTAATTGCAGTGATTTATATTTAAGGTCTGTTGGTGCGCCAGCAGGTAATCAGATATGGTCAGCATGCCATGAAATTGCACACATGCTAATTGAAAAAAATATATCATATGGCAACTCAGCTCTTGAGCCTGCAAGAATATTTTCAACGGCGGACTCAACAGAACAATTAAAAGTAAGAATTGATGATAAGCTAAATAGGGTAAAGAATAACCAAGGCTTTGCTGGAGACAATGATATTGATGACTTAATTGGATATTTAGTGCTATACAAGATTGCAAAGGCCAATTCTAATTGACATTTTAGTCAACTGAAAGTACAATAGGTTAATGAGCGAAATAGAGCCAGCCCAGCATTTTGATAGAATGAATAGAGTTGTAGAAGAACTCTTGAAGGGCAATACACCAACACAGATTGCAACCATCACAGGCTTTCAAAGAAAAGAAGTCTTGGAATTTATTGATGAGTGGAAGACTGTTGTGCACGGAGACAGTGGCATAAGAGATAGAGCAAGAGAGGCTATATCTGGGGCGGATCAGCATTATGCAATGTTAATTAAAGAGGCTTGGAAAACAGTAGAAGATGCAGATACTCAAGGCGCTTTGGCTGTAAAGTCAGGTGCTCTTAAGCTAATTGCTGATATTGAAACAAAAAGAATTGCAATGCTGCAGTCTGTAGGTGTACTTGAAAACAATGAAATTGCTTCTCAAATTGTTGAAACAGAACGCAAGCAAGAAGTTCTTGTAAAGATATTAAAAGAGGTTTCCTCAACTTGCCCTAAGTGCAAGATGGATGTTGCAAAAAGATTATCTCAAATTACTGGAATAATCGAATCAGTCCCAGTAGAGGAAGCAGATGTCGTTTGATTTTGATGATATCATCGACATGCTTGATGGCGAAGAGTTTGATGAAAAGCCAGTCGATTTAAGAACGTTTGTTAATCACCCAGACTACCTTGGCCTGCCACCACTTTCAGAATTTCAATATACTTTAATTGAAAAAAGTTCACAGATTTACAAAGAGGCAACTTTAGTAAAGCTATTTGGTGAAGAAGAAGGAAAGATTAGATTTAAGCAAACAGCAAATGAAGTTGTTGCTCAGCTTGGCAAAGGTTCTGGTAAAGATTACTGTTCAACTATTGCAGTTGCGTATATTGTTTATTTACTATTATGCCTAAAAGATCCAGCAACATACTATGGCAAGCCTCCAGGTGACAGCATTGATATTATTAATATTGCTATCAACTCTCAACAGGCAAGCAACGTTTTCTTTAAAGGATTTAAAACACGCATTGAGAAGTCACCTTGGTTTGCTGGAAAGTACAGCGATAAAGCCGCAGAAATTAAATTTGATAAAGCAATTACAGTTCATTCAGGCCACTCAGAAAGAGAAGCTTGGGAGGGATATAACGTCATTGTAGTTATCCTTGATGAGATCTCGGGTTTTGCTATTGAAAATACAACAGGTCATGATCAGGCAAAAACAGGCGGTGCAATCTATGATATGTATAGGGCATCAGTAGACTCACGTTTTCCAGATTTTGGAAAAGTAATTTTGCTATCATTCCCACGCTATAAGAATGATTATATACAACAAAGATATGATGCTGTTGTTGCTCAAAAAGAAACTATAATTAGAGAACACAAGTTTAAGATGGATACAGATTTACCAGATGGAACTGATGGAAATGAGTTCGAGGTACAGTGGGAAGAAGACCACATACTTTCATATAAAATTCCCAAGGTGTACGCATTAAAACGCCCAACATGGGAAATTAATCCAGTAAGAACCATTGATGATTTTAAGGTTGCATTCTTTACTAATCCAACAGATGCCTTATCTAGATTTGCATGCATGCCACCAGAAGCCGTGGATGCATTTTTTAAGTCCAGGGAAAAGGTTGAGAAAGCTTTTAATAAAGGTCATCTTGCTGTAGACACATTTGGAAGACTAGAAGAATGGTTTGTTCCAGATCCAGATAAAAAATATTTTTTACACGTTGACTTAGCTCAAAAGCATGACCATTGTGCAGTTGCAATGGCTCATGTAAACAGATGGGTTAATGTTAAAGTTACAGATACTTATTCTCAACCAGCCCCTATTGTTGAGATAGACGCTGTCAGGTATTGGACCCCAACATCTGATAAGTCTGTTGATTTTACAGAAGTAAAAGATTATATCTTATCTCTTAGAACAAGAGGATTTAATATAAACGTATGTACCTTTGACAGATGGAATTCTCATGACATGATGCAACAACTAAAACAATATGGCATCAACACAGAAATTCTATCTGTCGCTAAAAAACACTACGACGATATGGCAATGGTGGTACTAGAAGAAAGATTGACGGGACCACATATTCAATTACTAATTGATGAATTGCTCCAATTAAGAATTATGCGAGACAAAGTTGATCACCCTAGAAAAGGATCAAAAGACTTAGCGGATGCAGTATGCGGTTCAATATATAACGCTATAAGTAGAACTAGATTTGATTCAAATCAAGAAGTAAATGTACATACATATGAATCTATGGCATTTGATAATGATTTTGGAACAGAGGCGGACGGAGAGACATCTCACTACAATATGATAAGGGCGCCACGTATGCCCGAACATTTAAAAGACGCAATGGACAGGATGATGATAATATGAGTACTTATCAAGAGAAGGCAAAAGAATGTAAATGTTGTGGCAAACATGTTCCGCTACCAACAGTATTAAAAGAATATAATGGAATAGTTTTATGTCCAACAACATTTTCTAATGTAGTTGAATATAAAAGAATTTGGATAGCGTCTGGTAAAAGACCAATGGGAAATATCCGTAAACATTTTTCAGAATATGTACAACAAATAGTAGAAGAAACTATTGACAAAAACGAAGATGGCACGTTATAATATACTTCTAAGCAACAATAGCTTAGTTGGTTAAAGCCCCGAACTCATAATTCGGTAATCGTAGGTTCAAGTCCTACTTGTTGCACGA